ATTACGGCTGCCGCCCCTCCGACAATGGACACTCCTCCGCAGATAGAGAGGAAAATCTGTATAAATTCTGATATGCTCATTTATTCTCCTTTTCCCAGTAATATACCGGGATTTCATTACCGCTATCCCATGTATTGAAATATTTGCCGTCTTGTGCCGTCACAACATGGCCATCTATGCAGAGAATGTACGTGCCGGTCGGATGATCTGCACAAAAGTCGTTGACTGTATAGATATATCGTTCTGATTGTTCAATCAGTTTGCGTCTGTATCCACGCTTATAGAGGTACGCTCCCCAGACATAATTTGCACTTGGCATATCTGACAGAGTGCACGCCTGTATCATTAATCCGGTGAATACCGCTTCCCAGTCGAACCCGGTTGCTTTGCATATTGCCCGGACAACGCAATCTCCTGTTCTCTTATCCTTAACAGGATTCGGATTGAAATATTCCCATCTATCCATCAGTCAATCCCCTTTGCTGTCTTATATCGTCTTGCCGCTCCTCTGGCTTTAGCGGCGTTCTGGCGGTTCCACTTAGCGATCATAAGTCGGTCTTGTAGTTCCCTCAGGCCATTCCGTTTGCAATAATCTTTATATGCAGCATTTTGTTTCTGTAAAAGATAAGACTTCCGGTCAAGGTCTTGCTGTAATGCGAATTTTGCCTTTTCATTCGGTGCATTGTCGACTCCTGCCTGCAGCCCAAGAACCTCTCTCTTCGTTTTGCGGATTCTCCGCTCATAAGTACGTTGCCGCTGTTCCTTTTCGTACTGCTTACCTTTATCAGCTTTATCCTGTGCTGATAGTTCTGCATAGGGGTTTGGCATTCCTTCCGCCCAAACTGAAAAATGATGTCTGCAATTTACTCCACATATTCCATCAGCTTCACCATAATGACAATTTTCAATAAAATCTGGATAGTGGCTTGCTTTTTGCTCCAGCATTATACGATATTCTGGCGTATCTCGTTCCCGGAAAAACTCCGGCTTAATTTCTTTTAATTTTTCCCAGTCTATAGAAAATACCTGCCCTTGCCATACTTCATGGCTTGGGCGGCTTCCTATATGTGCCGATGTCAACACTAAACCATATCCCATTTCTTTCATTCTTGTCAACTGAATATCAGCACACGCCTGAGCCACTCCAGTTCTGACAGAACGTGCGACTGCTGTTTCGATCGTGTCTTTTCTGCCAGATGGATATGTGACGGTGACACCATCACTCACAACGTTGTTAACTGCCTCTTTAATGGCTTGCGTATACCCAACTGCACCAGTCATCACATGATTATATGCAAGGTCGCATTGCTCGATATATAACCTTTGAGCGGCACTTGCGGTTGTCCGTGTGAAGTTCTTCCACTCGCCCATGGTCGCAAGCATATTCCGTTCCATGAGTCTTATCATAGATGGTGATTGTTCGAGCGGTACAGGGCTTAATCCTGCCGCCTTGTATACCTTATCATCGTAGTTCATTGCAGTGATTCCGGCATCTTCAAACGCTTCAAGAAGTTCCTGTTGTTCACGTTTGGTATATCTGGATAATTCTGCCAGAATGTCCTCTAGCAGTTCGCCGGATTCCTGTAGCGTTCTGATTCTCCACGCGTCAGCATTGGTCAGAATATAATCCTCGCCTCTGCCGATTCTTGCCATCATTCGAGACACAATCTCAGAGATGATATACTGATGCAGTTCTTCTGCAATTTGCTCACTGCCCTCTGTTATCCGGCGTAAATATTCTGGGCTTAACATAACTATTCATCTCCAAACAGTTTTGGTTCGTCTGGTTGAGCTTCTTTAACCATTGCTTTCGCTTCCTCTAACACTTTTACTGCTTCAGGCAATGTTTTATATGATCCAAAGTAATATCTCTTCTTGTTTCTTCTAATTTGCACCCTATACACTCCCTCGCTATAATAAATGCCCTTATATCCTGTCTTATTGTCTTTTCTTAGTCTCTGGTTTAGACATTGGGTTTCGTTGTCAGCCCAGCGGCAGTTATCTGGTTCGTAGTTTCCATTTACGTCTATCCTGTCGATAGACAAGCCCTCTTTATATCCATTTTTTATAGCCCAGTCAAAGAACTTTTTCGGATCATTTAACCATTCCGTACAGATTTCTATTCCTCTTCCTCCATACTTTTCATAGTTTTTATTTTTGGGATTATTACATCTCTGCTTCATTCCCTCAAAAACATTTCCAAGTTTTGTACGAGAATACCCGTGGGTTTTCACCGCCGATTCTTTTTCATGGTTATAGCAGCCACAGCTTACAGTACTTCCATTTCTTAAATCTCCATGTCTAACGATTGTGATATTTCCACAATCACATTTACACTTCCATCTCCGAATCATTTTTCCTGTTTTACTATAAATTGGTTCGGCTTCTTCCGTAACTACAAGCTTTCCATATCTTTCACCCTCAAGATGCAATCTTATCTGATTCTTCATATTATGTTCTCCTTTTATACGTATATACTTATTCACGTATATTGTAGCATATTTTATTCTTTACGTCTATACGTATTTATGGTATATTCATATTAAAGGAGGTGTCATAATGAGTAAAATTAAATTTACGACTACCATAGATGAAAATTTATTGGAACAAATTAAAATTCTTGCAATTAAAGAAAAGTGTTCCGTAGCATCTATTCTCGAAAAATTAATATCTGATTATTTAAAATCTAATTCAGAGGGAAAATAAATCCCTCTTTTTTTTATTCATCATCAAATAATCCTTTTGTTTGTGTATTTTCTGCTTCTTTTGTCATTGATACCGCCTCGTCTTTCGTCATTCCCTCGAATTTTACAAAATACAACCACGCCGGTACCTTGCCGGTAGTCACATACTGCCACCATCTTGCACGGTCATTTTCACGCACATACAGGATGTCTCCAAAATCATAATTGACTTCATAGGCTCCAACAGGTGCAAGCCCGTACAGGTCAGCGTAAACGTTCAATGCGTAGATAACTTCGTCCAGACAGGATTCCAGTTTGTCCCGCACATCTTTAATGAACTGGACTGTCCTCTGCTGTTCTGCTTCTACTCCTGTAGCCGTCTGAATGCCGCTAGATTCATTGAAAACAAAGTAGCCGTTAGAGAATCCAATCTTGTACCCTAACTGGCTTAAAAGGGCATTTATGCCGCTTATACGGGTATCAGTATTGAGAACTGGATTGATCTCTTGATAGAATTCTTTCTCATCCTGTCCGAATACATTCTTGACAAAGTGCGGTAAGTTCATCTCGTTCCGCCTGTTCTCCATACCCTGTGGTGACATGGCTGATACAGGTGTACCACTTGGCATCAGCAGTCTGTCATCTGCCAGAACAATCTTCTGAGAGTCAAAAATTTCTCCGGCGTTTCTGCTGTATGCAATGTCGAGGTCTTTTAACTCTTCGATAGCTTCAGCAAATATTGGAAGTCCAAGCGGCGTGCTAATGTCTACATTGTTCGCCTGCGGTGTCCGCAGCACTCCGTACAGAGGCCCATCCAGTTTCTCCCCGTTTGCCTTGAGTATTGGCGGTGTATCTTCCATGAGGTCAGCCCATTTGGTCTGTTTAAGATCAATCTTATCACCGATGCTCTGAGGAGATTTTGATACATAGGCTCTGTTAGAAACGTAGTACGGATAAGTTGTTGCGCCATCTATTGTAGTCTCGACAAAACGATGATATTCAAGCCGTGTGTAGTATTTCCGTCCAACAGTATAAGAATCTTTAAATATGATTCCCTTTATTTCCTGATTATCATAATCTACAATCATCACGTCTGCCGGAGCGAATACGTCAAGGCTCTCACCGTTTGGCTTGATAAATACTGTTCCGTAGGCGCAACTATATTCTATCCAGTGCCGAATCTGGAAATATACCTTGTCAATCTGTTCCTGTAACCACGTAGCCCTTGCGGAACCGTCAATCTGAATGCCAATCGCCAATGTTGCGAGCCGGGCTGTCTCTGAGCAGACAGATTTCGCAAAATTAATCGTCTTGATATTATTCTTATCATCTAACCAGTATGGAACGCCTCGATATATGTTTGCACATTTATCAATCAATGCTTCCATCTCTGGAAATTCTGCTGCCTGGATGTTGAAATCCTCTTCGGCTTGTTTTTTGAATATCATGTTAAACCACCTTTTTAGTGTTGTTATAAGTCCCATTTAGTCACCATTTTTCTTTTAGCTGATTTATTGGCGTTCCGGCAACTCCGGCACTCTCTCCGCTATCTGTTGCTTTGAAAAATGCATTCGGAATCTGTGGATACATAAACTCAAACATGAGATAATTTGCTGCATCGCAAAGATATTCTGTATTTCCAGTTTCTTTATATTTTTTAATACACATATCGTGTGATTCAAGTGCATCTACTAATTTCATTCCAAAGTTGTCTGCTGCTGTGCCATATTTGTAAAAGCTGACCTCTACTCGATTCTGGCGTAATTTGTCAAATCTGTCCGAATACTCTTTCGGTAATTCTGTTCCTATTCTACTCATTATGCACTGTACCCCCTTCTTCTCCACAATGATTCTGAGCCATACCGGACAGAATCTATTAAATGATTATCCTTATCCGGATATCCACTGCAAATATTTCCGTCTTTGTCGCGTTCGTATTCGTACTTCTTGAACTCTTTGCAAGCATTTGGCGTTCTTTTTGGGTCAAACACAAGCTTTCTTCTTTGCAGCCACTTCATAGAATACTCAATGCTTCCCGGCCCTTTGATTGCTCCTCTTGCCGGAAGTCCTAAATCTCTGTAATCATTGATTGATTTAGGTTCGGCAGAATCACAAGTAATTTCGTAATCATCATACTGTCTTCGCTTAATTTCATTCGCAGTCCATTCATTTGATTTTTTGTTTTCGTAAATCTCGTCAATGAAATAGATTGTTTCTCTAGCTGAATCATAATAGATTCTGGAAAAAGCATATTTATCCGGGTACCAGCCCCAGTCAACCCCCTGATAAATTCTATCAAAATGGCTGATCTCTTCGTCTGTGATAGTTCTTTCTTCGATATACTCAAAGATATTTCCACCATTTCCGTTGGCTTTTCCTAGATACTCATTTTCGTAAGCATCTGGATTTACTTCTTTCAGATGTTCGGCATCCGCAAGAAATACATCACCAAGCCACTCCTGTTCAATTCCTAAGTCGAGGTACGTGCTGTGCACAACCATCACATTTTCATCTTTTTCTTCTGCTTCTGCTGTATATTCATTCGCCCAGTTATTCTTGCTCCTAGGTGGGTTGAATGACTTGAATTTATACGCTTCATTACCACCACGAATAGCAGACTGCTGAATGTTTCGGATTTCTTCTGGATTAGAAAACTGATCTAACTCCTCGAACCAGACTATCCCAATATATCCAAACTCTGGCTTGATAGACTTAATCTTTAATGGATCGTCAGCACCACGAAAGTAAATCTTCTGTCCAGTGGGTTTATACGTAATCTCCATAGGAGATACCTTGCATGTAAATTCTTCATTTAGATTTAATTTATCAATACCCCATTTCATCTGAGCATAAACTGAATCTTTGATGGTGTTTCCGACTTTTCGCAGAATCAGAGCGTGCATGTTCGGATTGTTCTTCAGCAGCTCCGGTATAATCAGAGATATAGTCGAGGACTTCATGGAACCACGTCCGCCAGGAAGAATGTATTCGCTATGTTTCTTTTTCCGAATATCTCTAATCATTTTATGAAATACGTCCGGGACAATATCCAGATCAATATGATATTCACTTTGTAATCTGGCTTTTTCTTCTGCTTTCTGCTTTTCTTCTCTGGCTTCTTTTATTGCAAGCGTTTTTTCCAGATCATTCATGGATTTAAGCTGATCGGAGAAGTCCGGAGCAAATCCGAATGAATCAGTCAGCTCACCCCTTGCGATCATGGAACGACGTTGCTGAATTTCTGCCAGAGACATAATGTCAGTGCCTTTTTGCTTTTCAATGAGAGACTGCTTTTCGGCTATATATGTAGAAATGCAACCTTTTTCCAACAGTTTTTTTGTCGCGTTTCTAATGATTCCATTAGAGTATCCAGCTTTCCTTGCGGCATTAGATGCATTTCCGCCATTCTTTATATATTCATCTGCAAACGCTTTCTGCTTAGGCGTTAAGTCCATCCAATCACCTCTGTCTATCCTCATTTTCTAACCGCCTCCCATATTTCTTTTAGGCACATGACCACATCATACTGGGATGCAGTTCGTAATATTTCATAATCGCAATCTTTCCATTCGCCACGCTTTGTTGGTCTGAATACTGGTGTTGATATAATTGTTACTGTTATCAACCGTTCCTGCTCATGGCTGTAGAATTGTGATGTTCCGATTTTTATGATTAATCCGGTGGATAATATAGCTTTTTGAAGTTTTCTTGTAACTGCTTTTAAGTTCGCCATATTATCACCTCAATTCAAAAAAAATCCCCAGTATAGCAGTTATATACAAATATAATACCACACTGGGGAGATTTAGCTCTCTACCACTTTTATAAAATTTTAAGTTTTTTAAAGCCTGCCAATTAACTTGGTCAAATGATAATATTCCGCTACAACCTTGCGTTTGTAGCCATAGAAGTCATTCTCTGTTGCAGGAACCGTCCTAATCTTCTCCATTGTCCGATAGCCAATGCTGTTCACGATGCTGTCATAGATTTGTGATTCGATGCCGGGCGCATATTTGATAGATACCTGTAATAGATTGTATTTGTCGCTCTCGCTAAGATTTCGTAAATGACTTTGTAATGTCGGTATATCGTCCGGCGGCACTCCGTAGTCAATCAGTGTTGCCTTTCTTAACTTCATTTATTTCACCTTCTTCATTCCAATCTAATTTCTGTCCACACTTGTTACAATAAAAATCTGATTTATAAAGTCATTCTCTGTTGGAAACCGGGCAATTGCCTTTTGTCGTATAATATCTGCCAGAAAAATCAAGAATAGATTTTATATTATTTGGTTTCATCGGAATCTGTTTTTCTAATGCCTTTGCCCCAGAATCACACGCCCGTGCTTCTTTGAGATAGGCCTTCTGCCATTCTTCTTTGATTTCTGAATTTTCCAAGAAACATAAATGCTGGTCTCTCATATCGGATAAGATTTCTTTTGCTTCTTTAGCGTCCATGGTTACCGCTCCTTATGTTGTTTCAGAAAACGTTCAACCAACGGAATCTCTTTCTTTCCAATCCATTTAATCCATGCTCCACAATCTCCGCAGTACAATCCAGTGTTATTTCCGGATTTTCTGATAAAAAGATCTGTGCTGTTGCATTTCGGGCAACTATATTCTTTCATTTCTTCATCTCCTCCAACTTCTTCTCAGCTTCTTCACGGGTGAGGAACCATGTCGTTCCAAAAGCAGTATCATTAAGCACTTTTTCCTTATATTCATTACGGCCTGTCGCATACCAGTGGCTACCGGCAAATGTAATTGATTCGATATGCTGATGATATACCCTATTAACATTTTCGCACCCGTAAAAAATATTTAATCCGTATATAGGTGGACTTGGAATAATATACACATCATCTCCGGCCTTACACGGCAATCTCACAAGCAAGCCCTGTTCTTCTAAGTCTTTATAAGACTTTAACTCTTCCAACAGTTCTGCAACATCTTTCAACCAATACAATTCTCCATTTTCAAAACAACATCCATAAGTATTTTGATAATACGGGCAACCAACCGCTTCCTTGTCGCTGATAGGATCTCTTAAATCCTCGCCGGCTCTACAGACAATACGTTTATACTCACCATCATTCATATGCATAAATTTTTCGTGGTCTGCATAGCAATCACCTACAGTATCCTGGCTGGCAACGCATTTAAGTGCCTTTATCATATCGTCAAGTGTTAATCTCTCCATCTACTTCGCCTCCTGTTTAGAAAGTGGCTCGAATCTTTTCTTCTGCTTCACATTTGGATATTTCTTTCTGTCCACATCACTTGTAAACATACTTAACGGTCTGCACCATGTTACAAGTGGGTCTGTAAAGCACTTGTAAATCACCATAATTTCATCAGATTCTGTATTCACTGCAAGATCAGTAACGATATAGATTCTTCCTTTGAAATGTCTATATCTTCTTCCTACCATGCTATCTCTTAATTCTTCTAAAATTTCACCTGATACTTTGTTCATTCAACTCCACCGCCTTTCACGATTTCTATCGTCCTGCTCATAAGCTTCCTGAGAGCATTTTTATACCCTCAAAATAGAAAATCCATTTATCCGGTTCTGACATCTGTTTCGGAAAATCCTTCCAGTATTCATATGCTTTTAACAGTAGACAATCAATAGCATGATTTTCTATATCATTCTCTGTCTTTAGCCACGCACAGTGTTCTCTGCAGTAATCTTTAACTGTCTTCAACAATTCCGCTTTTCCGGCAATTTCAATAAACTCTTTCATCAATGGATAGTAGTTAATATCTTCGATATCCCCAAATTGCGTTTTCTTGAAGCTTATCCCCCGATACTGTTTACGACCTGCCTGATCTTTTCCGATAAATTCAGATCTGAAATTATTACTTGCGGGCTTAAAATCCTCAACCTTGCATACAACACTACATGCTTGATACATTTTTATCTCCCTTATAAAAACTGCTTTCCAACATGCCATCCTTTATTAGCTGATACAAGATATCCAGAGCGGTTCTCATATCACTATATCTGCAATTTGCCCTTTTATGTATTCTTGGGTCGTCTTTTCCCCAGTCGATTATATCGAAGCAGATATCACTTACAAAAATCATCTTACATCCTCTTGCAACGCACAGATAATAACATTCACTATCTCTCGGGATACCTTTGCACCGCTTGAATCCGTATTTCGCGAACTCTTTAGCTTTTACCTTTGGTGTTAGCATTAATTCCCACCACCTTTCACAATTCCAATGGCTCTTCTCAATCCTATATAATACCAGTTATCGCTCTCACTCTCCCCGATTTCATCTGCATATTTTTTAAAATCCGCATATGATCTATTAGCTTCGTCATCTAACTGCTCAACAACCTTGTCCACATCAAAAGCTGTCGGCTGTTCTTGAACAGTTGTAATTGCAAGATGTGTAAATAAATCCATCGGAGATGCATCGTTTTCCGCAGCTTTCTGTTTTTCTTTATCCCAATACCATTCGCTCATTTCTTGGATTAATTTATCAGCGTCAATTAATCTGCTCATTCAACTCCACCATCCTCTACTTGTCCTGATTCTTCTAACCAATTTTCAACACATGGTAGGCAGATATAGCAACTGCGCCAACCTTGTCCTTCTACTATTGCTTTTTGATTCAACATTCTTTCGCCTTTAGGTACCTGTTTTTCGCATACGCAGCATAAATGAGAAGCCCTTATTTTTACGATTTTTTCTGTCAGATTTGATTCTGAGTTATCCATGTCTCCTGCAAAAATCTGGCTATCAAAATACATCTCTTCTGGATATTTCATTCAACTCCACCGCCTTTCACAATTTCATCAATTGTTGTATCTCCTTCTATGCAATATTTTTCAAATAAATAATTCTCCATCTGCTCAATAACCTTGTCCACATCAAAAGCTGTCGACTGCTCATCAATAACTGCACCTATTGCAAAATCCATATCCGAACCTCCAAGAGAATCAATTATTTTGTCTGCATCAATCAACCTGCTCATATTCTATTCTCCTAACTGTTTTAAAATTTCTTTTGCAATTCTGTTGCTTTCCTGCATGGAAATTTCCCATCCATTATATTTTCTGTGACATTCATCACAGTTCCATTCATCACTATCGCTTTCTTTAATTTCACTACTGAATCTGCAATTATCGCAATACATGTGATCGAGATTACCGTAAATAATGCTTGCAATATCGTCTTGTTTGCTATTAGCATCGTCTACGTGTTTCTGTCTAGTTAAATATTCAAATGCTCTCAGCTCATTTTTCCGACCCATTTAATCCATGCACCGCAATCCCCACAATACAATCCTGTATTATTCCCAACTTTCTTTATAAAAAGGTTTTTACTATTACACTTTGGACATCTATATTCTTTCATTTATTCATTCTCCCATACTCCCAACAACCGCATCCTCTCATACAGTACAGCGACAGTTTTGCGTCTGTATCCATAAAAGTCCTTCGGGTTCATCGGGATATATCTTTCTTTGCTGATTTTCCTGTAACTTTTCCGGTGCAGGATATTCTCGATAACCATATCCGCTATCACCGTATTTTTCGGGCAAGCTGACAAGGCAGCACTGGTAAGCAGGTATCCGTACTCTGCCGGAAAGTCTTTCAGCATCGTATTCAGTTTTTCTATGTCCTCTGCCGGAATACCGTAGTCTTTCAGTTTCTTATTCCTTGTCAGCATACCGTTGCTCCTTTCTAATCGTCTGGATGATGCTTGTCGTACATGATCGCCACGCATACAAGACCAGCCACTCCGAATATGATTCCAAGTATAAGTCCTAATAAGAATGTAATCATGCTCCGCCTTCCTTATAACGTTTTGGCAACTCCATCCAGGCATCCACATACAAACCGTGTTCGAGAAAACTATCGTCTTCGTCGCTAATCCTAAATGCACCACCGTCATCATCATCTACCGTATATATTCCAATCATCGGGATGGGGAAGTTTTCAAATGATACCAGGATGTACTTGTCCGGATCTGGTAATCTCTCACTGACTGGAATCCAACCATTTTCTTTCTCGTCCTGTTCCAGATCAGTAAGAAGTAATTCTACAATTTTTGAGATATTATTTTTCGAGAAATAAGCTCCGTTCGCTGTGTTTTCCACCTCATTCTTCAATTGGATTAATCTGTCTTTGATATGGCTCATCCTTCCACCTCCTCATAAGTTTCTCTGAATATATCTGGTTTGCATGGATAAAACTCTCCATGAACACCACGGATGATGTAATCTCCTGCTTTTGCGACCATGATTCCTTCAAGTGTTTTTATCTCGCACCACGCTGGCTCTGGATGGTATTTTCCAAAATGGTGAGTTATAATGTCGTTTCTGCTGACTGCATCCCAGAACCAGTCTTCTCCAACCAACCCTCTTTCGTTAAGTTGAAATGCATCAATTACAACTGGCTTCTTTCTGTACTTCATACAACCACCTCACTGTCCGCTGGCATCTGATAATCAATATGCCCATTTACATAGGCTTCCTGAATCATATCCAGTACTTTCATGGCTTTTGCTTTGGTGGAATATTCTCCGAGCAAGCAGCACCAACTCATATCTCTTCTTGCACTTATTACTCCACCCGAAACTTCGATATCGAATAAAAGTTCAAGTGTAGCTAAAACTTCCTTGTTCTGACTTCTGATTAACATTTTGCGTCCTCCTTATCACTTGCTCTTCGATTCCACTGTTCTGCAGCCTCTTCATAATCCCACGTGCCCGTACAAAAATATAATCCACATTCGCAGTGAATACTTATCGGATAACCTCCGCTGTCAGGGTCGTAAAAAGATGGCTTCCAATCTCTTTCTGGGATATACATATCTTTGTCTGTATCTATCTCTTTTCCGCAAAACGGACAAGGTTTTAATTTATTCATTTTTCCTCCTTATTTTCTCGTATAATTCAAAATATTCTTCCAATGTTTCTGGCAGTTTGATACAATCTGGTTCATAAGGTTCTGGATATACTGTATATCCACACTTCGTACATTTGATTTGTGGCGGAAAGTCTCTGCTCCATTCCATGTTTCCACCACATTTTCTACAGCGGATATATCTTTCTACTTTCTTTGGCTTCGTTTTGAAAAATGAAGTGTAATTATTATTTTTCATTTTTATCCTCACTTTCCCCATGTAAGTAACTGACGCGCTATTGTGCAGTTATTACATGATTTTATACTCCCATCTTTTTAACCAGGTTCTTATTCATCTCATCGAATCTTACATCTGTGTTCTCTTCAATGTCCTGCATCATGCTCAGAACGCTCATTTCGCCCCTATTTGCCATTTCAACGTACCCATTGGCAGTTCTTATCACATTAAGCAATCGTTTCGTAGAAAAGCCATATAAGTGTCTCAGAGCCATCATGGTAGTGACAGTGTTGATCGTATTACTCCAATCCTCACCAACGGTAAACCCATCTTCATAGGCTTTCTTTTCCATTTCCTTAAGTTCCTTCTGACAGTTCTGGATAGACTGCGCGAACATATGAGCCTGCTGATTCGTGTATGGAATGAATGCTTTCTTTTTCTGTTTGATTTTTAGGCTTCCCATCCAGCAACCCTCCTTATATTTTCTGTTAAAGCATCAAACTGTTTCAACATCTTCTGACATCCGTTTCTAGTCACCTGCATATCTTCAGCGGAGTCATCTATCCAATATTTTCCGTCAATCAGATAGCTGTTATCCAAGAATGTGCGGAATCTGCATTTTGTAAGTCCGAATTTATTCATGATTTCTCTTTGCGTCAAAGACTCTACAAATTCACCGTCTGCTGCAACAATGTCATAAAGTTTCATCTCGTCTCCTTGCTTATCTTCCTTATTCCGTACCCAACCGGAGTATATGCCCTGTCGGTACTGGGGTGGTTCGTCTTAAGCAAACCATCATCAACCAGATTATTGATATGTTTCCAGACTGTAGCTCTCCCGGCATCCACCCTTTCAGAAATTTCTGTAACTGACGGTGCATATCCAACCAGTTTGATATAGCTGACGATATACATATATATTTCTTTTCTGAGAGCCTGCCCCTGTTCGTATCTATTTTTCGTGTTGTACATTTTTTCTCAACTCCCTTTGTTTGGAATCAATAAATTTACAAAATGCTAAAACAAATTCTTTTGCTAATGGATCTGAATATATTTCTATCAATTCCATACAACGGTCATAAGCTGCTTTTGAATATTTATCTGTGAGTTCAACCAGATAAAACTCTTTTATTAATTCCCATAATTTAGGCATAAACATTGCCATGATTGGAATGTCTTCTTTTCTTACACTTGCCATTTCTTCTCCCTTGAATGTGTAACGTGTAACATAAGTATTTAATTTTTCCTATAATTACCTTTTTATATAATTATTAAAATATACTTTATAGTAAAATATTAGTTACATTAGTTACACTAAGTAAAAAATCCAGTATTTATAATGGTTTGAGGGTGTTTCCAGAGTGTAACTAAGTGTAACTAGCCGTAACTAAAATCATTCAAATGGTATCTCACACTCACACATTTTTTCAAATTCACTTAATTTTCTGACTTTTTGGTAGCATATCTGCGGACCATACTTTCCACACCTCACTCGTTTCCCACCATTTTCCCTTTCCCATCCGTCAATGCAGTTCTGCATAATAGAGTGAATTTCATTGGACTCAAACCTTGTGGGCTTGCGGCCCTCGTTGCCCAGCGCCTGCTCATACAGCATTGCAACACAAACGCGTGGCTCCGTTGTGTGGTCTAACCATTCTTGAATAATTCCGACCCTCACATCCTCTTCCATAAATTCTTCCTGTTTATCCTCTATATATTGCTGCAAATTCTTCGGAAGAATTAATTTAGGCGTTCTATCGGCCTTTTCGAAAAGTTCCATTGCCTCTCCCCAAGCATTTGTAAAGTCGGATGCTACGGCTTGTGGATCATCAAACATGGATTTCAGGACGTGTTCCTTTCTTGTGACTATCGGAAGGAATCGTCTATTGCCTGTTCTATCAGTCAGAAAACGGTCATTGTTGGTTGTTCCGGCAAATACACACACTCTTGGTCTCTGCTCCGTTCTGCGGCCATATGGAGGCCTATATGTGTCCACTGTGGACGTTAGAAATGCTTTGATGCTCTCAACTTCTTTTGCTTTTTTAGTAGCCAGTAGTTCTGCCAGTTCCACCATCCACATACCGCGCAGCTTCTCTGGAGCCTTATCACCCTCAACTGTGTTAAAGTTGTCATTATACCACGCGTTATTGAGAGATAAGAGTCTCAGAAAGGTAGATTTCCCAATTCCCTGTGAACCGTACAGCACTGGCATGTAATCAAACTTACATCCCGGATGGAACGCCCTGCTGATTGCACCTAACATAAACAGTTTCATACACTCCCTGGAATATTCTGTGTCTTCCACTCCCAGATATTCTGGAAGCAATTTGATGATATATCCTGTCTTTTTATTCCACTTATTCTTATGAATGTCAGTAAGCATATCAACAACAGGGTTGAATCTGTTTCTATTTGCCACGATATTAAGTGCTTCCATGATCTTCTCCAGGCTCTTTAGCCCGTATTTTGATTCAATGTACGATTTCAAATTGCTGTCATCACTGTTACTCCATTCCCTGTACATGTTTACATGTTCCCACGGGAGGCTTCCGCAAACAAAGGGCGCGTATGATAACTCGTTATATTTAATATGTCCATACAAATCAGGGTCATACTCAATGGCTTCACACATGTTCTTAATGCTCTGAATCATTGTTCCTTTTTCTGTAAAATCAAACTCCGGCTCCCTCCATCCTTGCGTTGCAACCCCCTCTGAGTCAATATAAATAGGCTTTCCTTTATCATATCTAGTCGCGCTTGATACAATGACTTTGACTTCCTGCTCAGACAATGGAGGTGAACAGGAACTTTCATTCTCAGCCATGGTGGCTGCGAACACTGATTGATCCGACGCCCCCTTCGCCTGCATCATACATGCAAAACGAAAAAGCATTTGATTTCTTTGCCCTGCTGCCACAATATTCGGCATAGTAAAAGCTGTGCCCTGTTTCTGATCGTCATGATTCAAGAAGTATTCTACATTGTTGTCAGCCTTTGCGATTTCAAATTCATCCGGTGAATATTCCCACTCGTACCGATTTCCGTTCTTATGTATTGATGGGGGAGCTACTACATACCCGCCATTTCCGCGAATATCTACACCATCAATAATTCCGGCTCGGTTCTTTATTCTGCCATTTCCGCGATAGTACAAATGATATCCACCGCGGCCCGTGATAGCCGTCCATGTTTCTGGGAAATCACCGTGTTCGCGTTGCCAGTCTTCAAGTGAATGATATCCATCTATTCCGCGATCTTCATCAATATCCAAATCAATTACAAAAACGTTCTGGCTAACTGAACCAGTCGCAAGACCTATGTTTGCATTTGGGTATTTCTGCCACCAAGCTTTTATCTGAGCCGCGTCCGTAGTTGCATCTTTACATCCATTTCTGGTAAGCGGAACTTTATCGCGGTATTTTAACGGGAAGACAGCAAATCCTTTTTTAGCATATTCGATAGCTGCATCATACATACTCGGATATTCATTCATCACAAACTCCTATGAACTGATTTAATATTTCTGGATTGTTTAAAAGATTAATGAAATCTATCACCGTTTTTTCTCGAATTGAATATATTTTATTACTTTCATCGTGAGCAACGATTGTCCCAGAAGTATAAAAGGTCTGAATTATGCCGTTTTCATCACGTACATTAAATTGTTTTCCACTGTTGAATATTTCCACATTAAATCCTGCGTCTATTAATTTTGTATAAACATACAAGCTTTTATCCATCAAACTCACCCCTTTCAAGCCTTTCTTTTAAATCTCTGTACAATATTTCTTTTATCAGTCTTCCGGATGTTTCTTCCTTGCAAAAAACCACATTCATGTTGTATCGGACCATCCATGCAACGCTGGAAGCTAAAAACGCATTGGAGTTGAATTTGCTTCGATATTTACCGTTCAAAAGGTTCTCCCAGCTCGAATTTTCACAAACAAGATAAACCCTACATTTCCGATCTAGTGCCCGTTCAAACTCTCTTTGAAATCTCTCGCGCCCTCTGGTAAAACATGCAGCCAATTCATCTAAATTCATTTTTCGTTCTACTACGCAGAATGGTTTAATGGTTTTACACGTATCGAAAAGCAAACTACCATCTGGCAATACTGCATTATAGGTGTAATCACCATAATCCAATGTTGCTCGACTATATGGAGCGGAAAAGGACTTATACCGCTTCTCCGCTCGCTCGGTCGTTTGCTCCCTGGAATCAACAAGAATCTGGAAAGACTTTAAGACTTCTTTTTGATCGAAAATATCCATTAGTTGAATGGCATCTCCTCATCTGCGCCGTCTGGAACGCTCATGAAATCATCTGAATTAGTACGTGAGGAATTATTGCCGCTTAAGATTTTGTCTTTTGGAAGTTTGTAATCACCGGAGCGAATTTTATCGACTTTGCAGAAGGCTGCCAAGTTGGTAGCTCTTCCAACACTTCCATCATTCTTTTCATACTCTCTTTCGTTGAAAAGACCGCCAGCAATTTTGCCTTTGAATTTCTGCTCATCCCAGTCAAAATGGTATCCCGGATTAGATTCTTCAAGAGCTTCTGTAAATGTTTTAAAACGTCTCTTTGTCCAGTTATCTTTCTCTGATCCGTCATCATTCGGGATATTCAGAAGATAATTGCAGTGCCATTTCTTATCCTCATTCTGCTGAGCCTTATATTCTTTTGCGTAAAAGCCTGCATATTCGCCTTCTGCAATATCGCAGCTGATTTTTACATACTGGCCTACACTATTACTACAAACTTCGGCTCCAAGAATCTTTACAACGTAACCACCTTTTGGAAGTACATCATAATCTCCATAAGCCTGTGTTTTTTCATAATCTCCAAATCTTTTAATTGCCATGTTTTTTATCTCCTTTTAAAATATTTGTTATAGTCATAGCACATAGAAATGGCTTCTTCTTTACTTGCACATTTCCTATACTCACGAATTGCTTTATCATGGTATAATTGATGGATATAATGCGATTCACATCTTATCCGATAGGCGTACCGGCCTATTAAAAATACATACCAGTTTTGTTCTCTCATCAAAACTCCTTCATAACTTCAATGACCTTCGTAATATCATTCGGAATATATTCCTCTTCAAATGCTCCCAGTGGCGTTCTTGCGGTGTCGTTATGAGAAGTGGTTGAAAAACAATAGGTGTTCTCTTGCTTCATTGATCTGAGCAACCAGTTGAATTTACTGTCGATATTGTTTTTCTCAGTTTTTCTTCCATTGGTTTTGATTCTGGTAAACTCATAACCCGCGTCAGTCATTTCTGTTTGCGTGTGAAACAACAGGATCACTGTCAAATCGTCTCTGAGCTTCGACGGAATATCCACCAGATCCCAGATGCTCGAGGCAAGGTCCATCCACTTGTCATAGCCCTTCTCTTTGCACCTTCTCATTTCGTCCGACACCATAAGATTATTTACGGTATCAACGACAAAATAATGGATATGCGGCGCTTTTTCTGCAATGTTTAAAAGATATTTAATGATAGTCTGCGGGAAACTAGTCTTTACATAATTGTTCTTATCAGCGGAATACTGATCTCTCCAGCCTTTCCAGTTAAGCCCTTTTCCGTCACAATCACAGTAATAAGTTTCTTCTGGATTGAGATTGCGAAGAGATGTGCTTTTACCACTTCCAGGCTCTCCCATGATTCCAATTAAGTTCGCCATGATTATTCCTCCTCTTTGTCGTATACGATATGTTTGCTGCCTTCTAATATTAAAAGGCTTGCAATCTGACGCATGGACAATGTGCTTTCGTTGTAAATTTCGGTCAATGCATTATAAGCTTCTCCTGTTACTTTTACTGCTGCGTCTTTTTCGGTTATTGCCTGTTTCTTCCTTGCCGGAATGCGGATTTCAAATTTACTCATTCGTTATTTTCCCCCTCGCTTATGTCATCCAAATATTTTTTAATTTTGGATACATTCCATAAAACACGGTTTCCAATACGAATTTTAGCTTTCGCCGCTATTCCTACTTCCGTAACAGTTTGTCTGCCTACGTGCATTAATTGCATAAGCCCTGCTGTATCTACTGTCAAATCATAGATTGATATATTACTTTCACTTGTCTTCCTCACCGATATTTTCCTCCTTATATGATTTCTGAGCCGTTAAAAGCCCATTTAGAGCCTATACGTAGCTCGCCAATGTTCTTGCCTTGTATGATTCTTCAATGGGGTTATCTGGGACTGTGGCAAGCTGTATATCAATCAGTCTCAGGGCCTCATTAATCCTCTCGCCCATGCTCACACCGCCTTGAAAAAGCAATACAGATTGTCTGAAGCATCCCCGAACTTCTCTCCGTCAATATCTTCAGCTTTGTGATACTCCACATGATCCAGAGACATGTCACAGTTCTCATAATCCAGAATGTAATCACCTCTGGACTGAAGCTCTCTGAGCAGCTCGTTGATACATCCTGCTATCTCCAGACTGGGAAGAAGTTTCATAATTGCTATCTGTTTACTCATTTGGACACTTCCCATCTATCAGAAGTTCCAGCAAGAAAGTTTTGATTATTCTGAGACTTTCGCGACCTGCATTCTCATAAAATGGGTTAAAAGATACGCTTTGGTACAAATCCCACTTGAATTCGCCGCTGGGAAGGTTAACGTCTTCTTTTCTCTTGAGTCCGCATACTCTTATTCCATAAATTGAATAACTGAATTCGACACTTACTGCCGGAACTTCGTTCACAACTCTTTTACAAAGTTCATAAATTTCATCAATTTCTTTCTCGAACATCTTCTTATCCTCCTTATTTCCTACTGCCAGTCTGCTTTCATCTGGCGTACCGCCCATGCTGCCGAGATACCGAAAAAGATGTTCAGCCAGATAGGTATATCCACATATTTCCCGGCAAGCATACAAACAGCAATTAGCATATACTCTTTCATTTTATTTCATTTCTCCCAGAATCCACGCAAGGTTGCTCGCTACCAGTGCGGCGGCTGTTACAATCCATGCGGTGAACCATTTTTTTGACTTTTTCTTACTTTCTTCGACAATTTCAGTCGCAAGTGCTACTTCGATGTCAGCCCATGTTGGCTGATTTTCGTTTCTAATTTCACTCATATCGTGCTAATTTCTCCTTATTTTTTTCTTATTTGTCTTTACAATTAGCAGATAGAGAACTATAATGTATCTATCCACTAAGGTGCTTTAGTGGGTGCAAAGCTCCGGGGTGGAGGTTTCGTCTCCCTCCGGGGCACTCACTTATTGAGAGCCTCTTTGCCTTTCCAGACATGTCCGGTCACTTCATAGACTTTTCTGGGGCTTATGATATATGTGATCCTGCTGCCAGAAAGGCTTTTTGCCGGTTTGTTATTCTGGATAGCAGTCCCGATTGGGAGCCATCCGTATACAATTCCTGCTCTAATAGATGATGGTGGAATGCCAATTAATTTACTTGCATCCGAAACACTCATATTTTCATTTGAGAATTCCGGCGGTTGTCCAGAGTAAGACAACATTCGTGCGATTTCTGAAGCAAAGGCATATATCTGTGCTGCATTTGCTAAAACTTTTGAAGTTTCACCTGCAAGTTCTTTTATTTTTTCTGGACTCACCAAAAAATTTGAAATTTCACTTGCGAACTGATGAACTTCTGCATTTTCTTTGATGTAAGTATCAACTTCACTCATTTTATGCTCCTTTCTACTCGATACACATCTGAGCATTGCAGTCCCTGATGCACATTACTGTATTTGTGCATGGATGCCAGTTCTTGACATATTCCGTGGCTTCTGCAAATCTCAGCTTCGGGATGTTGTTTCTGGCATTTACATCGAAATAGGTCTTTATGTCCCTGTTGCACTCTGCAAATACTTTCTTTCCGATTTCTTTGTAAGCATTCGACTCTTTTCCACCCAGATGAGCAATGACAATGCTCGATACCAGATCACCAATGTATTTCTGCTGACCGTAATCAATGGTCATGGTATTCTCAAGTTTCTCGATTCGTTCTTCGTGATTCTGATTGCCAAGAGCCAGGAGTTGAATCTGCTCTGCTATGCTCATTGGCTTCTGATAAGAACCTGTCTTACGGATGGAAGGGAGAACCTCTGCCGTTACCCAATGTTTGAATCTCTTGGCTGATTCAAGTTTACTTCCAAATATTAATGCGTATACTCCAGATTCATTGATTACCGCTACATCTCTTCTCTGACCTGCAATCGCGATTTGCGATAGCAGCTTATCATCAACATCTACATGCTTTCCAATAGCATCAGCGGTATTTTTATATCCCAATGCTGTTGCTACATCCTTTCCAACAAACCAAGGTTCATTGTCAATTGTTACTGTTCGAATATCTCCGAATTCCCCTGAATTAAAAATCTGTAATTCGTTCATTTATACTCCTTTCTTAGCTTCTTCTTTCTGGTCAGAATCATCTTTCTTCTCAGAAAAACTTTCTGTCTTACCGAGAATGTAACCCTTGTCAAATTCTGACATATTAGGAATCGCGTTTTTCAACTTTTCAACGATTCTTTTTTCTTTTTCAGACATGCACTCACTCCTTTCTTGTGATATACTCTCCTGTAAAGGAGGTGCTCATTTGATAACAAGATATCAATACAAAATATTGAAAAAAGCTTTAAGAAATTGTGGATTTACTCCCGGTAATCAGCGTGAAGCAGATGCTTGCAGATACCTTTTCGGTAAAAAGTGCTTTATGCGTTCAAGGTCGCAAGATCACGCATATGAAATCACGCAAGCGGGTGAAGTCGCCATGAAAGCATATTTTCAAGATATATCCAGATTTTGGATAACAACTGTTCTGTCAATCATTGCGCTGATTACCGGTCTTTTCTCAATTTCTATACAATCAGAGCCACTATTGCAATTATTAGAGCAATTATTGAAATAACTGCTAAAACGTGTGTGTCGGTAGATAGCGAATCTACATAATGTGTATACATTTGTAATAATTCCTTTACCGAAAATTCAACATCTACCTGCTCACATGGTTCTTTCTCAAAGATACAGTCCATATCTACTGTCCCGCCAAACGGAATAGGCTCATCTGGAGGAACAATCCTTCTTTCTGGCATCTTTAAATCACCTTTTTCACCTGTCAGAACTGCTTTCTTGATTTTGTTTGTCTGGTCTTGCAAATCCCAGATACGATTCCACAGGTCAGAAATTGTTTTGTCGATTTCTTTTTTCTTACGCTTCACTGTTTTTCACCTCCTTGTTCGGTATGCGTATATAATATCACGCATAAAGAACCTTGTCAACAGTTTTTTGTTCGGTTTGCGAACTTTTCTTCTTTACATTTTCGCGCAGAGGTGGTATAGTATTAAATGAAAGGAGGGCATTATGAACGACAGAATAAAGGAACTGCGCAAAGCAATGAATCTTAGTCAAGAGAAATTCGGCGAACTTCTTGGAATTACAAAGTCTGGCGTTTCTGATATTGAATCAGGGCGTAGGAAAGTAACAGATCAGCATGTAATAATGTTGGCGAATAATGGAGTGAGTGAAGAATGGCTCAGAACAGGAAAAGGAAGTATGTTCGTTCCAAAGAGCAAGGATGAAGAAATTTCAGAAATGCTCGCGGACATACAGAAATCCGGCGAAGATTCGTTTAGACACCGTCTTGTATCTGCATTAGCCAGATTGGACGATGACGGATGGAATAAGCTTGAAGAACTGATTGACATGATTTCAAACAAGTAAAAAAGAAAGACAAGGGCAATGCGCAAACCCTTGTCTTTTTCTTTGCTATCCTATTAATCTTTTTATGTATGCGTATATCGTTTTTAGCCAGTGAATATTATCACAGCTTTCTATTAGTTCAATAATCTCTTTCTTATAATCCATAAATAACCCTCCCTGTCGCAACTACCACCTACATTACAGTATATGTCCGGCTTGTGGGAAATAGAACCGAACATTAGTTCGTTTTTGCTATTATACCACCTATTCCGACTCTTGGCAACTGCCAAATATACACATGAGCTCTTACTATTTTATAAAAAAAACATTTCTTTTTCATCTAAATCACTCTATTTCGTTCTAAATCTTTACAATATGCTCTTAAAATGATAAAATAAAAATACCACGAATAGCCATACTTTACATAATATTGCAAAATCAGCGGTGCAAAATACATAATCCGCATGAAAAGTGCGAAGCGTGGTGAATAAAGCTATTAGGAGGAGCAATTCTATGAGTAAGAAAAAAGGTGGAAAACTTAAATGGGTAGTTTTAGCAGTTGTCGTCGTTGGCGTTATTGGTGCCGTTGGCGGAAATTCGGATTCAAACACCACGTCCTCTTCCAGTACATCTGCAAAGACGGAATCTGTAAAAGAAGTTGATACACCTACACCAATTGAATACACATCCGTATCAGTCAATGATATGATGTCCGATCTTGACAGTAATGCAATGGGTGCATCTGATAAATATAAAGGCAAATATCTTGAGATCACCGGAAAACTCAGCAACATTGATGCAGCCGGAAAATATATTGATCTTATGGCAGATGGCGATTTTGAAATTATCGGTGTGCAGTGTTACATCAAAAACGATGATCAGAAAGCTAAAGTATCATCTCTTACCAAAGGTGATACCGTTACTTTAAAAGGAAAATGCACAGACGTTGGAGAAGTTCTTGGATATTCTCTTGACATTGAAGAAATAGAATAAAATAAAAACCGCCCGGTATTGGCGTACCGGGACGGCGTTTATACATCTCCGGAGAGATGCTATATTCTGGCAAAACATATTGTATCATCTTCGGAGCAGTCGAACAAGACAGAAAATTTGTTCGGCTGTTATTTTTATACTCAAACAACCGTTTAAAGAAAAGAGGAATAAAAATGGCGAAGAAAAGAAAGAAATATCCAAAGTTACCGAATAACTTCGGCTCTATCCGGTATCTTGGCAAGAACCGGAGAAACTGCTTCGCAGTGCATCCACCAGCTACACTGGGCGATAATGGTAAACTAAAACGTCCGCCGGCGATCTGCTACGTAGACGACTGGATAAAAGGTTTCACTGTCCTGACAGCATACAAAGCCGGAACGTATCAGCCCGGCATGGAGCGAACACTCGAGGTGTCTCCTACAATGGACATAGACGCCCTTGTGAACCGCTTAATTGCTGACTACAATACAATCAAGGGCGTAGAGGGTAAGCACCCGGAAATTAAGAAATTGACGTTTTCAGATGTATATGAACAGTTTTATGCGTGGAAGTTTCCAGAGGGGACGAAACTGTCATACAGTTCAAAGGAAGCATATCGGACAGCTTATACAAACTGTACTGTTCTGCACAATCGCATATTCGAAGATTTAAAGGCTCCTGATATGCAAAAGGTTATTGATGATTGCAAGCTAAAAAAGCAAAGCCAGATGGCTATTTTGACTCTGTTCAAGCAGATGTACAAATATGCAGTCTACTCAGAAATTGTAACGGAAAATAAGGCGTTATATGTCCATGTCAATGCTGATAATGACACCGAACATGGAACGCCATTTTCTGATCAGGAACTACAAACTTTATGGGATAATGCCAACGATCCAGAAGTGCAGCTCATTCTTATTATGTGCTATTCTGGTTGGAGAATTGGTGAAGTGTTAAAACTTACGACCAACTTAGAAGAAAGATACTTCCAAGGCGGAATCAAAACAAAAGCCGGTAAAAACAGAATCGTTCCGATACATTCCGCTATATACCGTTTTGCTGAACAGAAAGTGCTGACACAAGATGGGAAACTATGCGTATATACTCAGCAACACCACAGAAAAGCGTTGTTCTATCCTACACTGGAACGTTTGGGAATAGTCGGCAATCCGAAACACACGCCGCACGACTGCCGGCACACCTTTTCTGCACTGTGCGAAAAATACGGTGTCCGGGAGAATGACCGAAAACGAATGCTCGGTCATTCCTTTGGTGGAGATGTTACAAACGCGGTATATGGCCACAGAACGTTAGAAGAACTTCGAACAGAGATTGAAAAAATAAAAGTCCCATTTGTGACTAATTGTGACTAACGGAACCCGTTTTAATCTTTCTAAGACAACCGAAATATCATTATCGAAATGCCGGAAACCCTATTAAAATCAACGTTTTCAGCGATTTAACAAGGATTTCACACATTTCATTTTCATTATTCTAATTTTATTAATTGTGACCAACAAATAGAATTTAGAAAATTGCGCAAATGCCTGTAAATACAGTGTTTCAGAGGTTATTATATTAGGAAACAATATTTTAATCTGTGACTAACGTGTGACTAACGATAACAGTCTAAAACTTCCGAAATGATACAAAATATGTTTATAAATAAAGTTCCCGGGGAATTAACCCCGGGATGCTTTTATATAGCAATCAAATCTTTCCATGTGGCGGGTCCACAGATTCCGTCCACTTCCAGAACTTCTTTCCTGGATTCCTGATAAGCTTTCAGAGCGCAAATCGTGTTCGCATCTGCTGTCCATGTAAGTTTCAAGGCTTTGCCGTTTTTGCCTTTAAAACCTCTGGCTCTTAAAATTTCCTGTAAGAGAAGCACAGATGTATTTTTGTCTCCTGCTTTTACTGTTTCTGGATTAAACATATATTTCTCTCCTGTTTGTGCGGTATTAGGCAATGCATTTTCAGATTTTGCGGGTACAGACACATCAGATGTAATACTATAATCCGGTGTACAGAACTTAGTTCCGGGCATCTGGCTGTTAAGATAACTCTTTGCACAGACACCGCCACCATTTGCAATAATTCCAGATGCACCAGAAGTATTTCCCTCAATGGTATAGAACCTGTCTCCGATTACAGCCGTTACGATACCGGTATGGGTGAAAGTTCCATTATGATAAAAAATTACAATATCACCGATCTTTGGATTAGCGTTCCTTGTAAACAGATTACCAAGTGTTGGGCAGTAAACATAGGGCCAGTGCTTCAACAGTTTTTTTGCTTTTTCCTGTCCGAATGCTTCCATAAAACACCAACTCACGAATGCTGCACACCAAGGCTGTCCTTGATATGATGGCTTAATGTCTCGCCAGTACTTCGTATAGTTGTTCGAACCGGCGTTTGCAGTCTTACTGTCGAGCTGACTATTGCTCTTCTTTTCAAGGTATCCAATCTCATTTTTTGCAATGAGAATCACTTTTTCAATAGCTTTATCCATTGCAGAAACCTCCTCTTTGTAATCCTTATAGAATACATCCATGTCAACGTTACCACTAATGCCGGATACTTTTCCTCTACTGGAATACTGCCAGCCTACACCAACAGATGGACGCAATCTTTCCTGTACAGAGCCATTATCACTAGCCGGATAACGAGCAATCCAACAATCGTACTTTTTCAGGGTGTCTGACAGAACGTTATTGTACCAATCAAGATTGCAATAGATGCCAACTTTATAACCGGCTTTCTTCATCCTAGTCAGAAATGTGACTGCAATGTTCTCAATCGCCTGTTTACCGAGTTTCCGTTGATTAGACCACTCGAGGTCATAGAACACAGGGAAATCCAGTCCACGCCCGTTCAGTGCGGCAATCACATCTTCCGCCTCGCCAATAGCCTGTGCCGGTGTCAGAGCGTAAGAATATTTGTACCCACCGATAAGGATTCCGTTGCTCTTACATCCCTTGTAGTTGTACTCGAATGAGCTGTCAACACCTGTTTTCTGATGGATTCTTAAAATGGCGAATTTGATACCGGATTTAGCTACCTTCGCCCAGTCTGGACTTCCTTGATAAGATGATATGTCAATGCCTTTAAATTCCATAGTTTCTCCTTTAATGATTTTTGCGACACCTTCATAGATCATGTTATAAAATCTTACTCCATTGTGACCACTGGCTTAAATCAGAGTTGCGTAGGTATAGACTGTTATTTATATATCCTATTGCTATCTGAGTTACTCCTGCAGCGCCATTTCCATCTGTTTTTAAATTTAGTATAAAGCATCCAATCCCTGGTGAGTTCGGGCACGCTTTTCCATAGATTTTCGGTTGCAATCCGCTATATGTAAGCGTATTCAAATCTGTGGTTGTGTCTATTCCTTTAGTAATCAGAAACGGGCTTTTACTATTTAATTCATTAATCGCCCCCAGTACCGTTTTGCTACTTGTCTCAAGTTTCTGAAAGACTTTATCTGCGAGTTTGTCCAAAATCCAATTTGACAGCGCCGACAAACCAAGACGTTTGTTTGCCTTGCCTGCTGTATCAAGAATCATCACCTCATCTTTGTCCACAGGATTTGCTTTTATCGTATAATCTGTCCATTTTGGCATGGCTATTTCCTCCTTATGCTAAATATTTTTCCCTGATATATTTTTTAACTGCATCAAGATGAGCCTGTACATCGTCATTCATCACGAGAAAATTGCCTTTATTGTTCTGACTGACAACTTCTCCTGTTTCCTCGTTTACCTCAGAATAGGTGTAAGCAATGCGGCCTCCCTCTCCAGTGCTAAGATTTATAAAACTTGTTAAAATCTTCTTCATGATACTACCTCCATCTGGTTAATAATGCTTAATCTGTCGTTAATAAGCTCTGATTCATAATCTGGTTCCGAGACCTCTGTTTCTTCTGACTCATAATTTGGTTCCGGGATTTCTATATCTCTTGCGTCTGTATAAGCCGTATCGCCCGGGTCAGCAAATCGCATATGCTCATATTCAGCTTGTCTTGCTTTGATTTCGAACGAAAATTTAAGTCCCGGAGTTCCTTTTACAATAAAATAATTCTGCTCTTTCTCAGCTATCCAGCAGTCGCCCTCTCCTTCTTTTTGCAAGAACACATAATATTTAATGCCGACATTTGCAGATTCCTGAAAGATATCATCTATGTCAATCATGCAAGCCCCGTCATCCGATATTACAGATTCACCGATATCTCCAAAAAATGGCGTTGGCATTTCATAGCAGTAAAAGAGCTGTTCATCATAGTCTACTGTCGAAACTGATCTTGATTTTGTCCCTCTTACTTTCAAACCCCCTCTGATAGAAGCATCTGCAAGGTCTGTCCCCGTACTTAAACTGTAGAAATGACCACTGGCGTTTACATGTGTACCTGCTTCAATTTTTTTTGATGCCGAAACACTGTCCGCCGAAACACTGGTATCAACCGATACTGAGCTTGCGTGTACGGTTCCCGTGTAAAGATTGATTCCTCTAATTCGCGTTCCATACAGTGTCCCGTACCCCGGCACATATACTCCTGTATTCGTCTCTGAATAAATCTCTCCAGCTGAAGCGTCTAGCGTTACTTCTCCATACGTGCCACTTGCTGAAAGCTTTCTATATCCAACTTCCCATCCAGCCAGATACCCGGTGTCAATATACGAGGCATTCAGATACACCTTGTTGTCATAAAGATATAATCCCTGTGTTTCCCCGTTGTTGGTTAATTTATTAAAGATTTCCAACTGAGTCATATCTGATGCGTCTTTGCCGTCTTTCCCATCCTTACCGCGTTCACCATATACACCAATTACATGTGGAGTAGTATTTACAGTTGTTTTGTTCGTATATGTGGTCGTCTGATAATTCCATAAGTATCTTTCAGATGATGTCGGTGTCTGCACTGTTTCCGTCCAACCTGATGTGGATGTCGTCACGTCCGATGAACTTGAAGAAGCAAGGTAATATTGCGTAATTTTGGAGATTCCGTTTCCGGTACTTCCCTGCTTCTGCTTTGCAATAGTAAACTGTTTTTCTACAGAAAGGCCGTTATACGAAACATCAACCGCAACAGTTCCTATGTCGCTCGTAAGCTTAGTTACTGTATACGTTGCCCCTGTTTTTGAACCTGCAACACCACTTCCGGCAGTAAATGTTATAGTTGCACTGCTTGTGACATTTTCATCGCCGTATAATGCCGTTACTGTCGTTTTACAATCAGGGAACGTTGTATAGTTGCCTGCGGAGTCTGTTGGAATACTCTGATACTCATTCGATAACATTACATTCAGAGTTTTATACTTCTTCGCTTCTTCCGTAGCTGCATCCGTGGCAATATCGGATACGCTCTTGCCCTGCAAAGAAAATTCGGTGGCAAGAATATGAACTTTCCCGCTATCATCAATGTATAAAGTTGTTTGGTTGTCCTTATCAATAACCTTTATGCCTTTAGCATTGATAAATTTGCCCGCTAAAAGTCCTGCAAGAATGTAGTTTGCATTGATGTACAGTTTCCCGTCCTGTATATAAATCCCCTGATCTTTGCCGCCGTTTGTCAGCTTATTAAAAACTTCATCCTGTCCAAGGCTTGTATCGTACTCCTTGACCGCATTATCAATGTCAGTTTTGTCCACATATTTGAAATCAATCCAGTCAGTGTCAGTAAATGCACCGTCCGCCCGGCTTCTGACTGCTGTCTTGATAGAAGCTTCGCCATCTGCCTTTGATGTGACCCAGAAATCTCCCATGTTGTATGGTGGTTTGGGTTGTTCAAAATAGACTGCCGCTTTCCCGTCAATCTTATCAAACAGATAATCTGGTGCTTTCTGCTCGACCCATTCACTGCCATCCCACCGCCAGCGCGTGTTGCCGCCCGCGGTATTCTGCCAAAGGTCTCCTTTGTGGATATATTTACCTTTTTCCCAGACAATTAAAATCTCATTTCCGTCTACATCCAGAATAGAATTACCGCCAGCATCTGCCCACGGAATCTCTTCTGTTTCTGTCCATTCAAGCGCCGGGTCTGTATCCTGGCTCCAGGTCTGAATCTTACCGTCAAGTTGCTCTTGGAGGCTTTCAATCGTATCAGCAAAAACACCCTTGATAAATGCTGTGATTGCAGAATCATCTGTATATTTAGATGCCCTTACCCAGTCATCGGCGTCATAGCTTGCGCCTTCTGCCTTTGCCTTTTGGCATTTGAGAATGTCCCCAGCCTTTCCCTGAACCCATAAATCATCAATGTCGTAAGGGGGCACTGGTTCCGTTCCAAATATTCTTTTCTTCACGTTCGCTGTGTCCTGAGCTTTTGCCGCATCTGCCAGAGCTTTAACCACCGCAGTATCTTTTACATAGTCCCACTTGTATTCGCCATTAATCTTTGCATATCTGTAAGCCTGTCCACCATATTCTTCGTTGTTTACGATATAAAACAGGTCGCCTAAGTGCTTTTTTTTAGTTATATCATCTGTCCAAGTGGATGCCGGTTCATTATTGCCATCAGGAACATAGTCTCCAAAAAACGCTTCTATCTGCCCGTCAATCTGCTCCTGAAGAACCTTAATCTGTGGAGAATACACCTCTGCAATGAACTTCTCAACCTCAGCATTTGCCACGTTCTCTGGCGTCTTCCCTTTGATTTTAAGCTCTGTGGCATTAAGATTGACGGCCCCTGTCTCTGCGTCAATACGGAATGTAATGTTCCCATTGTTGTCTTTTGCCGTGAATCCTCTTGTGTTAATCCAATCCGACTGTATACCGATAGCATACAGAATGTTCAATACTACATCGCCGTTACTATCAAATCCAGCTTTCCAAGTCTGACCTCCGTCTACTGACAAGAAGAATCCATCAACACCCGTCTTGTAGATTACTTTAGAATCAGCAAGTGTAGGCTTGTTATGTCTATATGAAATCGTTGAACCGTCTGCCTGAACTTCTTCTGTATAATAAAATCCAAGGGTGTTAGCCGCTAGTTCGTTCATCTGCTTTAGCTTTGCATCATAGGCAGTAATCTTTTTCTCAGAATCTTTCTTTATGTTGTCGACCTCGACCTGCATACTGTCTGGATAGTCAGCATTGATATCCTCCATGCTTTTTGCATTACAAGAGAAGCTTGTACTGCCAGAGAATGCGAAGTCTACATCTGTCAGATATGAATAGTAAATATTGCCTTTAATGTCGGAAAATGTAATTCTATCTCCAAATGTGGCGTATCCGATTGCCATGCTGTCACAAGAGAACGGTCTTAATCTCATACCGACAAGTTCTTTTCCGATCAAGTCAATACCTGTCTGTTCATTTCCGCTCAGAAGCTTGTTATCAATCGTGATGACATATCCGTCTGTACCGTACTTATATTCTGTTTCATTATCTGTATACTTGGCCCCGGTAACAACTACATCGTCAACATCATAGGTAAGGTTCCTGATAGCATTTAGATTAAATCCTTTTCGTTCAAGAACTGTCTCAATCTCGTTACTTTCGATGTCAAGAATAGCACTTCCATTAATGTCGTACCATGGAACCGTTTCTAATGTAATAGTGTCTGCACCATCGTCAAAAGTGATGATTCGCAAATTATCATTCTCATCAATGCGAGCGTTGCCGCCTGCCAGAGCTGCAACCATACCGATTACTGCTTTAAAAGTGGTGTTCTCGGGCTTCTTCTGTACCTGATAGTCTGCGTTTTTAAATGTTGCGTCACCTAACACAATCCCGGTCTGCTGACAGGCATCTTCTAAAACCTCCCCGGCAGAGCACGGGAAAACAAGGTTTGTATTGTAGCCTGTCTCTGCCTTGCTCATATAGTCCAGCAAAGTGAGATTAATTTCATCGGACGTGGCAGGTTTTTTCGATACAATGAATGTGCCACGGCGAATGGTTTCCAATCTATCAGACAATTGCAAATTTAAAAATAGGGTAAACTGTGCCTCAGTAAAGTTGTAGTCAGAGAACCTATCATCATCATTGACCAGTGCCAATGTTGCTGTTTTTTCAATGGCTACACCTATCGGGAAGTCCCCGGAATCAGAAGAATCTACAATGCCGTTTCCGTCAAGGTAAAAATCTTCTTTTTCCAGGCTTAAAGTTGTCCCATCACGCAGCGCCGCATTCGCCGTAACATAATAGTTACTATTTGAGGGAGATTCTTTTTTTAACTGATTTGTAACATTAATCATACCGGTCGAATGCTCCTTACATTAATAGTTAATCCTGTCCATCGTTCCTCATTATCCTTGAGCGTTTGTGCTGCCATGTTGAAATTAGATGCATAGAACGTTTTGTCAATCCATTTGCCGGGTGTCCGAGGGTCTTTGTGATGAAAAGTGAACTGGCTTTTATTAATCATTAAATTCAGAATGTTCGCAATCTCTCCCCATTTAAGCTCACCCCATTCCATGTCATATCCGGCAATAGTCCCCATCGGTGTGTTGTGCATAACTAAATCCTGACTCCTTTTGGAGCTTTCTGTAGACGTAGTTGCGAACACCGGCTTGTATGTGTCAGGGGCTTTTATAGCAACCCCATCAATCTTAAACTGTTCCTGCGCCATTTACACACCTCCTAACAAGAATGGATTCTGACCGCCATTTCTGCGTCTTCTAAGTTCTGCTTCATCAATGATAATGTCTAACAGCTTTCTGCCAGATGCATTGACTGTAACATTGTAGGTATTTCCATCTCCCTGTCCTTTCCCTGATTCTTCCCGGACAATCTGTCGCAACAGGCTTTCAGGTGTTTCCAGGTTATTTCCTTTTTTCTGGTCACCTAATACCGCAAGGAATTCTGACCTTGGCGGAATAACCGCGCCACTGGCCAGATATGGGATAGTTCCGATACGTGGAAATGTTGCATGAAAACCGATTCTCTTTGTTCCGAATGGCGTAGGCACATCCCATGGACCAAAAGAAAATGCAGATTCAATTCCACCAATTGCATTATTAATCATTCCAACTGCATTATTAACAATGCTGATTGCCTGATTGATTGGCCTTTTAATAAAGTCTACAATACCTTCAAATGCAGATTTGACTGCATCTCTGGCGGCATTAAACTTATTAGTGATAGCATTTTTTATCGCTTCTACTTTATTAGATACGAACGCAGCTACGTTTTCCCATGTTTTTGATGTCTTGTTTTTTACGCTGTCCCATACGCCTACAACTTTAGTTTTAATTGCATTAAATACTGTGCTAGCTGTGGATTTAAGAGAGTTCCAAAGGCCAGAAAGTGTTTTTTTGATTGCGTTCCAGATTGTTGAAGTCAATGCTTTAATCGCATTCCAAGCAGTGCTGATGATGCTCTTTATTATACTCAACGCACCTTTTGTTACGGTTTTAATTATCTCCCACGCACCTGACACAACATCTTTGATAAAACTCCATGCTCCATCCGCAATCTCTTTTATTCCCTGCCAAGCCAGTTCCCAGTCTCCTGTGAAAACGCCGACAAGAAAATCAATGATTCCGCTCAGAGTGTCTGCTACATCACCAATTATTTTAATTAATGATTCCATAACTTTTATTGCTACGGTGCCTACAACGTTAATTATTTCTGCCACGACCGGAAGCAAATTCGCGATTATCCAGTTAATCAAAGGCACTAATACCGACTCCCACAGAAGTTTCAGAGAATCAATGAGTTTTCCGAGGAATGTTTCTATCTTTAAAATCGCATCCCCTAATGGTCCCTCTAATAGCCCTTTGAACTGTTCTGCCAGTCCTTGCAAAACTGGAAGAACATAGGTGTTGTATCCAGTTATCAGAGTCTCAAATATGCTTGATAATCCATTCGCTATAGAATCAAAGAACGGCTTTACGTGTTCATCGTATAGCCTCGATATTGCATCACTAAGGTTTTGAACAACTGTTAAGACCCCACTTGTTACAGTTTCTATTACTCCGAGGCTGCCCTCAATTGCTGACTTCAAAATGTCTTTGTTGTCGATAAAAGGCTGCGCAATCATGTTAAGGATGTCTCTGCCAAGTTTTGCGGCTGTTTCCGTAAGAACCATTCCAATTTCAGTAAAGATTCCGATTAAATTAGCAGTAATCTGCTGCGCAGTTTCTCCGCCGAAAACTGAGAAAACATCAGCAAAAGCAACTGCAAGGTTTCCGCCTATTTGTGCAATTTCAGAGCCGATATTGAACATATCTATCAGATAGTTCTTTATTCTTTGCGTGTTCTGCTTTAAAAACTTTTCGATTCCGCCTATAATGTTTTGCGCAATTGTTAATCCGATTCTGGCAAATGAGCCGGCAACTTGTCCAATTGCATATGCGAATGAATCGAAAAAATTATTTGCTGCTTTAGCAACTTCTGAATCAGTGAAGATATCCTTTAAAGATTTCCATATGGAATCGAGATCCTTTTTTATTCCGTCAAGAATTGGTTCGTAATCTCCTAATCCATCCCAGAATCCTTTTGCGATTAACTTAGCCAACTGTTTAAATCTGTCGATTATCTTTTTTAGCGGTTTTGACATTTTATCAAGAACTGTCTCACCCTCTGCTATCTTTCCATAATCAACGTTTTGCACAGCGTCTTTCATTTGATTTGCAAGTCCACCAGTCGTACTCGGCGCTTTTGAAGATGAATCCGCACTTTTGTCCGTTGAGTAATTATTTATTTCGTCAAGAGGACTAAGATATCCTTTTGCCGCCTTAGTAGCTTTCTTAGTTGCGTCTGCTGTATCATTTGTTGCATCTGCCAGCTTTTCGGCATTGTCGGCAGCGTTTCCATATTGGTCTGCTGTATTAGCCATTGCATCTGTTCCGGCAAGACCTGCACCGCTTGCACCTGTCTGGCCAGATGATTTCTTCCCGGTGATTAACTCCGTAAATGACTTGAAGGCATTCGCCAGAGTTGCTAACTTACCGAGCAAGATATTAATAACTTTCAGAACAGGAGTGAAGAGATTGATTAACCCCTGTCCGACTGTTGCCTTGAGAGATTGCAGCTGTAACTGCATCACTCGTACCTGGTTCGCCCATGAATCAGATGTCCTGATGAAGTCTCCCGATGCGGCCGATAACTGTTTCTGCACAAAAGCAAAACGGAGAGCAACTTTCTCCTGTTCGGTCATAGCGGATGTGGTTTTGCCATAGCCATTCGCAAGTGCGTACTGGTCAAGTGCCGACTGGGTCATTACCACGCCCAAATCTTTTAATGTTTCCGTTTCGCCCGTAAAAACTGATTTCAGCTTGATATAAGCCAAGTCCTGACTAATGTTGTAGAATGATGCTACGTCACCAGTCAGCTGCGTTAGAGCCGTTGACATGTCGTAAGCCTGTGCTTCTGAGAATCCGAAAGATTTAGACATTGCTCCGAACGTTCCGACATACTGTTTTGCCATGGTCTCAGACAGACCGGCAGTGGTCATTGCGTTCTTCGCAAATTCATTAACCTTATCGGACATGGTTGTAAATGTAACATCGACCACGTTCTGCACTTCTGCCAGATTAGAGCCAAGTTCTACGCACTCTTTCCCAAACTGGGCCAATTTCCCAATTGCGAATGCTCCGCCAATCAGTACGCCTATTTTTTTTACTACGCTGCCAAGTCCGTTAAAAGACTGCCTGATTGCTGATACGCCGTTTTGCACACCTGATGTGTCCATTCTGGTATCAATAATGACTGAGCCATCAGCAGCCATGTGTCCACCTCCTAACTATTTGAGGTTCAACATCTCATTCAGCTTATCTTTATAAGCTTGCTCCTCGTCGCTGAGACGTGTTTTTATGTCAATAATATTCTTATTTTCCTGATAGAATTTCTTTTCCCATTTATCGAGTTTTTCACCCTTTGCCTTTTTTGACCGAATTCCAACAACCGTGTTGAACAGACATTCACCAGATTCCATGAAATATCCGAAAAACGTCCACCAGTGCATATAAGGCACTGCTCTGATTTCTTTACCGGTAGCCTTGTTTACTGCCGGAATAATCATATTTCCATCCTGTTCCCAGTCCATCAAGCGGGGTTTAGGTTTATTCGGACTATCATCAGCTTGACCGCAGTCAATAAACTCGCAAGCTTTCTGACAAGCTTCTGTAAGATGTTCTGGAGGTATGCTTTGCCAGTCCTCAAATAGAATCTGCAACATAACAATAGCTTTCGCTTGTTTGTCCAATTCTGGGTCATTCATGGCAATTAGAATATCAATAATTACTCGAAAATCCGTTCTGATAGAAAAACCCACCCCACTGATATTTAGTGAGGTGGGTAACTCATAGGCGGTCATTTTGTATATTTCTCCGTATACTTATTGACTGCTGCCTGCATTTTCTTCTTTCTCTTTTCAATCTCCGGTGCAATTGCTTCTGCGATTTTATCCAGAACAATGCAAGCGAAAACCTGACCATTTGCGAAAACAGTGGTTGCCGTAATGGGTTCCTTGAACAGGTCTTTTGACGCTTCATATCCGAGCAGGTAGTTGATTTTATCCTCAATCTGTTTGTTCAGCTCTGCCATTTTTTTGCCGGAATCGACCTTCTGAATAGAATCTTTAAGCTGCTCAAAGTATTCTGTCAGCTCTTCTGCACGTGCTGCTACATTGATATCGGTCGGGTTCAGTTTGAAAGAAGAAAAGACTTCATCTTCATTGTTGGTGAATGTAAAAATGAGAATTCCATCGTCGATTTTGGTATTAATTACTTTTGCCATTTAGCATGTCCTCCTTGTATATGTGCTTATTCGCTGTCGGCTGTGAATGTACCGGAACTGATATCAAACTTTCCTTTTACACGTTCGCCAATGTAGTTCACAGTAAACGGAATCTGATAGCCAGACGTATCGCCGCCGTAGGAGGTCGGTACAACGTAGCAGTCCTGCTGGTATGCTTCATATTTTCCTGCCGTAGCTTCTGTCCAGAGATGAACCTCAACTGCTTTTGTTTTGAGATTATCGTCTTTGTATCTGTTGTCTACGATCTTCTGTAATGCTGTAAACAGATCAGAAGCAGTATCCGCATAGAACGGATCAGCGTCAGAAGAAACTTCGTAGCCATTATGTTTGAATGTGGATTCTCCAAGAATGTTTTTAGATGTTTCAGTATCTGGATTGAGTTCTACATTGTACTCTTCCAGATCCTTTCCAAGACGCTCATATTTCGGTGTAAGTCCTCCACAGAGGGAACCTGCGTCGATATAATGAGCCATATATTTACGGTCAATTTTGCCTGTAACTGCCATAGAAATGTCCTTTCTGCCTATAACTTTAAAGGCTGTGTAGGTTAGCGATCATCTCCAATTGATAGCCGGTTATTACTTGTTATATTACTTCATAAGTGTTTTCGTAGCGTACCGATAATGGCAATAACCAATCCTGTACGCCACTCTCCTGTGGCTCTAAACCATAGGAGTTGTCACGGGTGATACGTTTTATCACTCGCCCCTGAGAAAGTTCAGGAAACGCATTTAAGCGTGTCTCAGCACCATTTATAATAACTGGTTCCCGGCATATCCATTTACCGAGATTGTCAAGGAACTTCTGAACAGATAGTTTCTGCCTTTCCTTGTCGGATGCTGTTCGGTATACCACATAAAATGGATACTGGCATACCTGATGCATTGTGCCGCAGACATCTTCTTTTTCCTTATAGACCAAAGCTCCATTATCCGCTGAGAACGCAATTCCTGATTCTTTGCCAAGTTCCTCAAATTTGATTGTTTCATTTTCGTACAGTCCCGGATACTGGTTTAGAAGTGCTTTCATGGCATCTGTCAAAATCTCATATCCAGTTGCATCTTTACCGATAGGTTTATCCGCCATGTCTGCCACCTCCTGCCTGTGCTTTTACTTTACGAATCCATGTACTGCCGTATTGTCGTTTAGCGGCATCGAACCACTTTGCTTGTGCCTGTGGGTGAGCCTGTCTGGTGTATTCGAGATTCTCCTTTGCGGCTGTCCGACCAGAAAACTGACTGACAAGGACTTTCTTTGCTCCGCGTCTTGCGTATGAACTTCCGGTTACTTCGTCAATCATTACTTTTCCCTCATACAGAAAACGCCCATAAGGGGCCGCCGCCGCGCATACTTTCCCAGTTCCTTGCAAGGATGTACTCTCAACTCTTGTTCGATTGATAAAGTCCCCTGTAATCATCGGCATAAACGGCACCATACTGTCCATGACCATCCCATCAAGGAGATACTGAGCTTCTTGGTACTGTCTGGAGAACCTGTCCATATTCAGCTTTATTTTCATATCTCCATCGACTACGGAGAACCCTTTAAAATGATGAATCTTACTCATATTACTTACCCAGAATCTCAAAATGTGGAATCAGTGTATATGGACCGCCTACACTGGTAATCTTGAACACGTTATCCTTGTTCTCATTCATGTACTGATAGAATCCATTCCGATAATCACCATCGGATACCGTTCTGCCAGTCCACTCACCCTCCCAAAAGAATGATTCGTCCGAGAATGTGATAGTATCTTCCAGAGCGTTGTTAATCTGCTGCTTCCACTCTTTAGGCGGCACCCACGGAAGAATTTTACCATCCTTGTCAGTAATAGTTATATCTCCGTTCTGGATAGTGTATTGAACGTGTAACTGTGCGTTGTCAGTTGTGTCTGTCCCGTACAGTTTCATGATCTGCCCCCGATCAGTCTCAAGATGCACGCCGGAAAGCACATGGGGATACCAGATGGCGGCAGTGCTGGATTCGTAAAAATTGAATATTGTCACTATCGCATCATTCATCGGTATCCCTCATTTCACAAAGAGCTTCGTTAAATTTATCCGTAAACGCCCGGATTCTCACGATATTTCCCATGCATTCCTCTGGCACAGAACCGTAAAAGATGATCGTCTCCGGCTGCAACCGCCTCACCATTTCTTCATACCCTGCCAAAAACAGCGCCTTTTTTTCCTTGCTGTTCATGCAGCCAACAGAAGATACCGCCACCGTTCCACCCTCTGGCTCCCCATCGAAACACCAGTCATAAGAATCCGGTGTGCTCCATGAGATTGTTGGAATCACACGGCAACCATATTCTTGCAGATATGCACCTATCCAGTGCTTGCGATAATGGTTGTATATCTGGATAGCTTTCGGAAAATCGGTGTAAGTGCTGAAATCCGGTGTCAGAATGTACCGGAATTTGCTCAGTTTGTCCACGTACCTGTCTGGATTTCTCCATAGTGCTTCAAATTGGTAATCATCTAAGAAGAAATGAACAGCTTTCTCTTCTGGATTATTGCATTTTCCTCTGGCATAATTAAAACCGACAAATTCGCAGTTACCCTCGAATGTCTCAGGTTTTATCTGTGGTATACCGTATTCGCCGACGCCAGAGAAGATGCGGCGGTTCAGATTTTCGTAAGCTATACTTGTCTCTCGGTTTGCCATAGATTACTTCTTTCCGCTTCCAAAGAACCATGAATCAAAGTTTTTCATTCTGCGCTTTCTGGCTCTGTCATAAGTGGTGGTAGTACGGCTTGTATCGTGCAAAGCACTTGTATCGCCTTTTTCAGATGCCTTTGAAAATTTGTGCATTTCATCTCTCATGGCTGTACTGGCATTGACTAATTTTCGATGCTCTATAGCAAGCCTTTGATTTTTAAATAACGCCTCTGCACTTCCAAGTTTTGCGATTTTCCTTTTACTCTCACTTAATCTGTCATTTATATAATTCATTGTCTTTACTGCTTCGCTCTTTGTCTTGATTGACTTAAAGTAGCTAGTGTTTTCTGAATTAATGACCTTCTCGAGTTTACTGTCTTTTTTAACAGTTCCGCTCCCTCTTAAAGCGTCGCTTTTCTTTGAAGAATTAAAGTACACCTTCGCAATAAGCTTAGAAACCGGCTTCTCGTTACTTAACACACTACTTCCGCCACGTCCGCCCATAAAATCACGCTTTCTTTGCCTGCTTGTATACCTGGTTTACTCCTGTGGCCGCCAGCCCGGACACCATGCCCACCGCCGCAGCATTGATATAGTCCGTCGCCGGGAAGTCCGGCATGATGTTCATTCCCAGCGCACCCAGAAGGCCGCCGCATACCGCCATAATGACCGGAATCCACTCATCCGGGATTTTCTGCGCCGCCTTACAGCCCAGACCGATAACATAGCAGATAGCCACGATGGCCACACAAGTTCCTAATGTCGTAATGTCCATGAGTTAATCCTCCTGTTTAACCACAATCTTTTTGCATAAAGCTAAAAATTTATTGTTACCCATTTCTACCTTATTCCTGCGTACAACAACGGTACGCCATCATCATTTTTCACTCCTGCTAGATAAAGCATTGCCGCATCTGCCAGAAGCTTGTTCGTTTTCTGTACATCCCCGGCGGCGGCATACACAGCGCTCCATTCTTTTGCACTTGCTCCAATCTGCTGAGGTGTGGCGTAGGAAATGGATTCACTGCCGGAGGATACAGATGTTACAATGCCTGTCGTGCTACCACCAGACCCGATTGCAGTTGACGTACCGCTCACAGCGGCATTGGTAGCATTCTTCTCAGCAAGCTCAATCTGATACATTAATTCAGCCAATGAACAGACCGCCTTTTTGATGCGTTTCTGTGAGCGTTCATTTTCCGGCAGCCCGTCCACCAACCTGTCAAACGTCATTGTGTCCACAAAATCACTGGCTCTTTCCGCCAGACGTGAAAAGTCAGTTTCTGGCACGACATTACCGAATGATTCTGTATATAATTTATAATCTGCATAAGCCATGCCAGTTACCTCCTGCGTTTATGATTTTGCTGTTACGCTTGCGCTTCCGGAATTCAGTGCTTTATATGTTCCATCACACTCAACCACTGTAATCTTCTGTTCGGTTGCCGCCTTAATGTCAGCCTTTCCATCCCAAGAAGTC